CAGGAAAGCCCATGCCGGCGCCGAGCCGCTGACTACGCGAGACGCGCTCGCCGAGCGCTGCGGATATTCACCGCACACGTTGGATAAGGCGAAGGCGGTGGTCGAAGCGGCCGAATGGGACCCGGTGAAATTCGGCGGCGTGCTGCGGCGGATGGATGAAAGCGGGAACGTGGACGCTGCCTACAAGACGACTCTCTTCGAGAGCACTCAACGCCTAATGGCTGCGCCCGAAATCTTCGTAACAACGATAATCGGTCGCGTGCCCTTAGCTGAGTATTCCGCATCGGAGCTACGATGGCTCGCCGGTTTCTTTGCCGCCCTCGGCCTGCAGATAGAGCAGGCGCCTAACGGTGCCACGAGTGCGGCCAATCTCTTCACGGTCGGGCAGGTCAAGCGCGCAATTGCGAAGGCCGAACGCTTGCGCGATCGGGGTACGGGAAAGTTGCGGCCCAAAGCGTCTGCCAGAAGCGTTAGCCGGAGAAAATGACCGATGGCCGGTAAGGTGATCTTTGAAATAGACACGAGCGCCTTTGAGCGCTTGGCCAGCAGGCTCGCGAGCGCCGGCAAAAACATTCGGCCGGCGCTGGCGCGGGCGATCAATCACACCGGCGACAAGGCGCGGACCCAGATCGCGCGGGCGCTCGTAAAACAGACCGGCGTGAAGTACGGCGCCGTTCGCAAGGCGATGACATCGAAGCTCGCAAGCGCCGGCACCCTGATGCACCGGATCATTTCCAAGGGCGGCTACATTTCGTTGAAGGAATTCGGCGCCCGGCAGACCAGCAAGGGCGTCAGCGCCGCGCCCTGGAACAAGCGCCGCGTGTTTGCCCATACGTTCATCATCCCGTCTCTCGGTGGCCACGTGTTCGAACGCAGGGGCCATGACCGGCTCCCCATCCGGAAGCTCTGGGGTCCGGCCATCCCGAAAGAAATGGTCAAAGATCAATCCAAAAAGGCATTCGAGACGACAGTCGCGTCGGACCTGCCGAGCCGCATCGAGCACGAGGTCACTGCGATACTCACCGGCATAGCGAAGGGTGACTGAGTGGCCGAGGCAACGCACCGCGCGCAACGATACATGGTCGGGGAACGGCGATGAGCAGGCCGATTGACTGCAGGGGAAATGCCGCTGGCGGCCGTGCCCTGGCCCTACCGGGCTTAGGGGTAGCGGGTCCTTCCCGGCCCCTCGGTCGATGCGGTCGCGCTGCGCCCGAAAAAGCACCAGCCGGACTCCGGGAAAACTGGCCTGACTCGCCTGACTCGCCTGACTCAATGAGCTTCGAATGAGCCCCGACGATCAAACAAACGACGACCCGGCCGATGACGGCCTCTGGATGCCGATCGCCGAGCTTGCGCGGCTCAAGGGTGTCGAGCGGCAGACCGTCCATGAACGGGTCTCGAAGCTCGAAAGCGAAGGCATGCTTACGACGCGGCCCGGCAAGGGCAAGACCCGGCTGGTGAATGTCGCGGAGTACGATCGCCTGGTGAACGAAACGACCGATTTTTCCCGACAGCAGGCAGCCGATACCGCGCGCGCTAATCGGGAGAGCGACTGGGGCGATACTCGCCTTCGCGATACACAGCTTCAAAAACTCCGATACGAAGCCGCCTTGAAGCAGATCGAGTTAAGGAAGGCCGTCGGCGACCTAGTCGAAATTGGACGCGTTGACGAGGTCATCGCGGAAGTCGGGGAGGAACTGAAAAAGCCGCTCGAGCAAGTACCGCTCCGCACCGACGAGATCGTTGCCGCGGCCGTGAGCGGCGGCGCGGCCGCGGTGCGCGTGTTGCTGATGGAGATTGTGTTTGACCTACGGACCAAGTTTACCGAGGCACTTCGCAAGCTCGACGTTCGAAGCAAGGGAGGACCGGCGTGAGCGCCATGTTCCAGTCTCTGCTTTCCGTCGTGGCGCTCGGGCTCGCCAAGGCGCTTGAACCGCAGGCGCCGATGTTGCCGTCGCGCTGGGCTGGCGAGCACATCGTGCTGCCCGACGGCGAATATGCCGGGCAAAAAATCGACCTGTCCCGCACCCCACACATCGTCGAGCCGCTCGATCTTCTCGGCCCGCAATCGCCGGTTAACGAAATCGGCGTGATGAAGTGCGCGCAGTCGGCTTTCACAACGATGCTGCAGTGTGCCGTCGCACATTCGATCGACCGCGACCCGTGCGACATGATGGTGGTACAGCCCACCGACGGCGCCCTTACCGACTTCAATTCGACGAAGCTCAGTCGGTTGATCGAAAAAACCGAAATCCTCGGCGGCAAGGGCGGCAAAATTTATCCGCAGACCTCTCGCTCTGCGGCGGGGTCGACGACGTTTGAGAAGAAATATCCCGGCGGTGCGCTCAATCTTGCGCTGGCGTCATCGCCGGCGCAATTGCGTCTTAAGACGATCAAAAAAGCATTCTGCGACGAGATCGACGAATACGAGGATGACCTTGAGGGCCAGGGCGACCCGCTGCGCCTCATCGCCGGCCGGCAGACGTCCTTCCTTATGGCTGGTACCTGGAAGCGCCTTTACGTCTCGACGCCGACCGTCAAAGGCGTGTCGAAAATCGAGGCAATCTATGAGAGCGGCGACCAGCGCCGCTGGCATGTGCCTTGTCCGCATTGCGGCGAGCGCTTCGTGCTCGAGTGGCATGCGCCCTATGATCGATCGACGCATGGTCTGAAATTCGACAAAACGTATCCGTTCAACGCCTACTACGTCGCGCGCTGCTGTGGCGGCATCATCGAGAGCTGGCGAAAAATCGAGCTGTATCGCGCCGGCAAGTGGATCGCCACTAAGCCAGGCCCCGGCCGTTTTCCGACCTACCACTTCGATGCGCTCGCATCTCCCTTCGTCCCGTGGGACGCAATCGCCAAGGAGTTTGTCGACGCCGGCGATGATCCGGCAAAGCTAAAGCCATTCTACAATCTGACGCTGGGCCTGCCGTTCGACGTCGCCGGCGACGCGCCGGATCATGATTTGTTGTTTCAGCGCCGCGAGGACTATCGCCCCGGCGTTATTCCGTCCGGCGCGTTGCTGCTCTCCGGAGGCGCCGACGTACAAATGCGCGGCATCTACGTCGAGATCGTCGCTTGGGCGCCCGACCAGCAGAGCTGGACGATTTTTGCCGATTACCTCGACGGGGCCACGACCGACGTCGATCAAGGCGCCTTTGCCGAGTTGACCAAACTCTATTTGCGTGACTGGCCTGACGAATACGGCCACCGCTTCAGTCTCGATGAGTTTCTGATCGACTCCGGCTACCGCACCGACGTCGTCTATGAATGGACGCGGCGGCATCCGGGGACCAAGGCGACCAAGGGCATCGATGGCTGGAGCAAGGTTCCGCTTGGGGTCGCTACCGACCAGGACATCGATTACCGCGGCCGCAAAATCAAAGGCGGCGCCAAGCTGCGTGCGGTCGGCACCTGGCCGCTCAAATCGAAGTTCTACACTTACGCCGCCTTGATGCCGATCGTGCAAGGCGCGGCGCTGCTCTATCCGCCGGGCTTTTGTCACTTCGGCAACTTTCTCGATGAAAACTATTTTAAGCAGATCACGTCCGAATATCTCGACGACGAGGTCTATCGCGGCCGGGTGCGTAAGGTCTGGAAGCCGCGCTCGCATCGCGAAAATCACTTCCTGGATTGTCGTATCGGCAACCTTGCGGCGGTGAACGCCTACTTCGTGAGCTTTACCGCCGATGATTGGGCGGAGCGCGCCAAAGAACGTGGCCTGCCTGCGGATCTACAGGCCCCTGATCTGTTCACGCCGAAACAATTTCGGGTCACGCGCCCCACGGATCGGCGGGATGGGGAACAACAACAACCGGAGCCGGCCACGCCGCCTGCGGATGAGCCGAGCCCGAGCGCCCAACCCACAATCAAACCGAGGCCCGCCCCGCGCGATATTTGGGATCGGCTCGGAGAACTAAATCGCGGTGTGAAAAACCAATGGTGATGGCAATGAAGAAATACCCTACTGACTCAACGTTGCGTCTTGTCGCCGGCGCTCTCGCGGACGGCTTCGAGCGGCGTCTTTCCGGCGAGCCGCCTGCCGCGAATGAGCGCGCGCCGGCGGCGAAACCGAAAGTCTATATCGCCGACAATTCGCGGCTGCGGCCGAATGCCGACGTTGAGCGCAACGAGGTCGAAGCGATCTGCGCTCGATACGGTCTCACCGCGGAGTGGCCGTCGGAGCACTTCTTGTTTCCGACCGGACTTACCATTGCCGACCGTACCGCTGCCGGCATTCCGATAAATGACATGCTGCCGGCCCGCGTTCTGCACAAGTCCTGGCGCCTTCTCGGCGATTGCGACGCCATCATCGCCGACGTGTCGCCGTTCCGCGGCGTGCATCTCAATCCGGTCATCGCCTTCGAGATCGGTGTGGCTGTGGTGCATGAGATCCCGGTCTTTGCTTGGACGACGGCGACCTGCCCGGCGTTCTTCGGCGCACCGCCAGGGACGACGCGATTTCTACAGCTTGACGATCGGGTCGGGACAGACCCGGAGGTTTCGCCGGACGGAAATTGGCGCGACGAGGACGGCAACCTGGTCGAAAACTTCTACATGGTCGAGTGCGCGCAGATCGCCGGCAATTTCACTGAGCTGTTGACGTCGCGGGCGAATGCCCTCGCCGGCGCGTCAATCTATTTCGAGCGCCTGGCTAAATATCCATCTAATCCCGCGGGCCGGTGAAGGAACGGGTAGCCGATGACACGCCCGGCGCGCATCAATAAGACCGAGTTGCGCCGCATCTGCGAAGTGGTGCGGGAAACCGGCATGCGCGCCATTATCCGCCGCGACGGCGATATCGTGATCGAACAGC